CGAGAGCATTGGCGGTCTGACCTACCTGACTGAGCTGGCGCGTAACACCCCGTCTGCGAATAACGCCAAGGCCTATGCCGAGACCGTAGCTGACCTGTCCGCCCGCCGCCGGATGCTCAACGAGTTGGGCGGGATCGCCAAGAACGCCCAGGACAAGAACACGCCCTTCCTGAACGTGGTGGACAACGCCCAGGGCCGCTTGATGCGCCTGGTTCGCGCTGACGCCGAGCAGGCTGGGCCCATGAGCGCCGACCTCGAAGACATGGTTGATGAGATCGATCGCAAGTGGAACGGCGAAGAACAAGCCATGGGCCTGTCTTTCGGCCTCCGCGACCTCGATGAAAAAACCATGGGCATGCACCCGGGCAACCTGGTGATCGTTGCTGGCCGACCCGGCATGGGTAAGACCGCCTTCGCCCTGAACGTCCTGCGCGCCTGCTGCGTTCGCGATAACAGCCCCGGCCTGGTCTTCTCCATGGAGATGGACCGCAAGTCGCTGCGCAACCGGATGGCTGCGGCAATCGGCGACATGCCCCTCCAAGCGATTCGTGATCCCAAGAACCACATGACCGACGAGCTCTGGCCCAAGCTTTCGGTATCCGTCGCCGCCCTCAAGAGCGCCCCGCTGATCGTAGACGACCGCGCCGCCCTGAGCCCTGCCCAGATGCGTGGTGCTGCAAAGCGCTGGCGCGATCACTACGGCAAGCTCAGCGTGATCATGGTCGATTACATGCAGCTGATGGGCTCAGACGGGAAGCACAACAACCGCGAGCAGGAAGTGGCCGAGTTTAGCCGATCGCTCAAGCAGCTAGGCAAGGACATGGGCTGCCCGGTGATCGCCCTCTCCCAGCTGAATCGTGGCCTCGAGAGCCGTACCGACAAACGCCCCCGCATGGCTGACCTCCGCGAGTCCGGCGCCATCGAGCAGGACGCCGACCTGATCCTGTTCTTGTACCGCCACGAGGTATACGACGAGAACACCCTCGATCAGAAGGGCATCGTCGAGATCGGCATCGGCAAGCAGCGTGAAGGGGAGCTCGGGACGGTATTCGCCCAGGCCAATCTCGCCCATGCCCGCTTTGGCGACCTAGACCACAACACCGTCCAGCGCCTGGCCAACCCTCCTCCTCAACCTACCCGAAAGCCGAAGTCGGCTATGGCGGAGATTTGATCATGCTCACCTACCAGCAGATCGCCACCCTACGGCGCCGCGGCGTGATCGTCGCCATTGAGTACTCGGATGGCAGTGCCAAGTGCCACACCCGTACCGGTGACCGCACATTCACTCGCCGCGACCTTCAAGAGATGTCGAAGCGCAGCTGCATGGATGGCACCACCGCATGGATTGGAGGAACCGCCCAATGAACCACGCATGCCGAGCAGGCTACACCGCCCGTAGAGCTGGGCTGGCGCTGACAGACTGCCCCTATGGGCGGCAAGCGTCCGCGCCTAGCGACTCCATCGAAGATCGCGAGCAATCCCCGCTGTGCCTTCGGCATTGGTGGATGGGCGGATGGCACGACGCCGATATCGACCGAGGCTGCGTCACGATGCGAGGTGCTGCATGACCATCGCCGCCACATTCCTCGCCAGCGCCGCTCTTCTCGCCATTGGCACCGCGCTGGCCCTCACCTGGGTCAGCCGCCAGATCGAGCGAGAGCGCAGCCGGGAGGCTATCAAGCGGGCGTTGAAGCGAGCGACCAGGGAGGGAGGCCGATGAAACGGACTGCCCTGGAGCGCAAGACTCCGCTCAAGGCCAAGGCGCCGATGGCTCGAAGGGCTTTCACGCCCAAGCGGCGAGTTAAAAAAACAGGCCCGAAATCTGAACAGCGCTTTCGCTGCCCGGCCTATCTGGCGTTCGTCCGCTCCCTGCCCTGCTGTGCGTGCGGTGGCCGTGCCACGGACGCCCATCACGTCATCGGCCTTCACTGGGGCCTGTCTGGCATGGGCACCACGGCCCCGGACAGCTTCGCCATGCCGGCCTGCCGAGAATGCCATCGGGATATCCACACCCGGCCGGGAATGCAGGCCCGCCAGCCCTGGTGGCTAACCGACACTATCAACCGCGGCCTCGACCACTTCACCGACGAGCCCATCGTCGGCGCTCTGGCCGACGCCCTCGAATTCATCGCCGCCCGGGAGAACGCACATGGCTGACCACATCGACAACGCGCTGATCCGACACGAGCGGCACTTGGAGTGCAGATGCTGCGGATCCATCACCGGGCAGTATCACGCCCCCGAGTGCCCCTGCGTGAATGCATTCGCCGTTGGCCGGATTCGCCTGGGTGATGAGGCGCCCGCCAAGCGCGCCCAGGAGCAAGAGCAATGATCAGACTCACTCTGCCCTGGCCTCCATCCACCAACTCCGTCTGGCGCAATATTCAAGGGCGCACGCTGTTGTCCCGCAACGGGCGGCAGTTCCGCATGGCCGTGGCCACCGCCGTCGCCGCACAGCACCAAGGCGCCCCCCTGACCGTCCGGCTTGCTGTCGTCGCCACACTTCTGCCGCCCGACCGCCGCAAGCGCGACATCGACAACCATGGTGGAAAGGCACTTCTCGACGCCATCACCCATGCCGGCGTCTGGGTGGACGACGAACAAATCGACAAGCTCACCATTATCCGCGGCGAACGCACTCCAGGCGGCATGTGCCTGGTGGAGATCACTGAAATCGAGGGCGCGGCATGAAGTGGTCACGGAAAAGCGCTTACTCCATCCAGAGCGGCGAGTTCGTGATCTGCAAGACGGTGCACAGCGGAGTGGATCGCTACACCCTCTGGAGAGGAACCCGGGATATCAGCGACCACAGCACCGCCGATGAAGCCAAGGCACAAGCGAAACGGGAGAACGCAGCATGATCACGACTGATCCGAAACTAGCCTGGGCCCTGGCCCTCGATAGCGGCGTCCGCTCCCAGCTCGGCCCGATCCTCGAGGAGCTGGAGAACGGCGGCGGCGTCCAGTTCACCAAGAAAGGTGGTGCCGGCGCCTCCCACGGCATCGAGTACGGCCCCATCTACTCGCGCATCTGCCGCATGGAACGCGAACAGCCCGCCCTGGCCGCAATCGGCCACGTTCTCTGCCACCCATCCACCGAGCAAGCGAACGCCTGGCTAGACGATGCAGTGGAGGCTGTCGAAGGCAAGGTGATCGACAGCATCCCGAACTGGACCGATGGCCGGGCTTGGAAGGCCGCGAAGAAAGAGCGGGTGCACTACCTGATCCACGTCGCCCTGCTGGAGCGTCAGCGCAACCTGTCGAATGAGCAGCCGGCATGGGGCCCGGAGCGCATCGGCGAGATGATGGCAGGCTGGTACGGTATGCCGATTGTGACTAGGGACTGGGCCCGCGACTGGATGCCCGCCTGGTCAGTGATTCAGGCCGCAATCAATTTCTGGGAGGGCGAGGCCATGGAGCCGATCAGCGAGACAATCGGTTTGGTGGTGAGGAATTTTAGGGAAGCCGCATAAGCCTCTAGACTTCTTGCGCCCGCTGATATACTTTATTTGTAGGCTGCGACAGGCTCGCCTAGACAGCCGCCAAATTTCAAAGGCCTCACCAATCGGTGGGGCCTTTCTGCGTTGGGCCTCTAGCTCGCTTGGTGAGAGCGTCCGGCTCATAACCGGAGGGGCAGGGTTCGAAACCCGGCGGCCCACCATCTTCCCGTGCCCTGGCCATCCGCCGGGGCGTAGTTCGTTATGCCGCCCTGCGAGCCTTCCCTCGCCCTGGTCGGGCGGCACCCTTTCTCGTGATGACGCCCACCTGGTGTCTCTCTTGCCTGCCCACGTCGGCGGGCATTTTTATTTCGAGGTGCATGATGATGGCTTTGCAGACTCGCACCCTATTCGTGTCCGCCGGCCACTCCATGTCCGACCCTGGCGCAACCGGAAACGGCCTGACCGAGGCTGACGTGGTGCTCGACTTCCGCGACCGGCTTTGTGTCTACCTCGCCGACAAGCTGGTGTTTGGCCGAGATGGCCTGCCGGGCCAGAACCTGCCGCTACATCAGGCCTGCAAGATGGCGAAGCGTCACGACGTCGCTGTCGAGTTCCACTGCAACGCCTTCTCCAGCCCTTCTGCTACTGGAGTAGAAACGCTTACGGCGCCAGAGGATGACCAACTGGGGGAACGTCTTTGTTCCTCCGTAGCATCCGTCCTCGGTATCGATAACCGGGGCGATAAGGGCGAGGGAGATGGCCAGCACAGCCGCCTGGCCTTCGTCCGCGCCGGCGGGATCATCGTCGAGCTGTTCTTCATTACGAACCCTGACGACCTGAACGCATACCGCGACAACCTCGACGCCCTAGTCGCTGAGATCGGCCAAGTGCTGATCAGCGAGGTGTGCGAGCCGGATTATGCCGGCGAAGGGGTCAAGGAGCGCCCTGCATGATTCAGCTGTTCTCGGATGTGCTGGCCATCGCCCACGTCCCTATCGGCATCTACATCGTCCACCGCTGCATCTCGGCGCTGCGCGTCACCCATGACAGCCAGGCGCGCTTCGCTATCGAATGCGTGCTAGGCATTGCCGCCGGCGTAATCGCCCTTCGCCTGACCGACTACACCATTCCGCTTGAGGGAGAGACTCGATACGTCACCTGGCGCGCCATGGTGTCGCTCACGATGTTGTCGTTTCTGCCCCTTATCAACGCTCTGGCGAGGTCAGATCGGCGACAAGACGACTGAGGTGAGCCATGCCAGACCCGCTGCTAATGGCCTGGCTGGCCTTCCGGGGGTTCATCGCTGAGCCACCGGTAAGCGCTGCGATTGCCGCAATGATTATGGCGGGCCTGAAGCTACTCGGCTCGCTCCCGCCTCGCCCGCCACGTAAGTGGCTAGAGGTACCCATGGTCGGCCTTGCCTCCTACGGCATGGTGCCGATCTCCATCACCCTCGGCGCTGACCCTTCATGGGCAGCCGGCATCGGCGCAGGCATTGGCTACGTCGGCATGGTGAAACTTGAGAGCCGCCTGGACCGATGGTTAGGCGTCAAGGGTGACAAGAGATGACCGCAACGGAATACAAGGCGATGGCCGGCCAGGCGAGACGCTATCGACGGCTGTACCGCGGCTTCCTGTGGTCGTTTGTCCTGGCATCGGTATTCGCCGTAGCGCAGACATTCGACAAGGCTGCGATCCGCGAGGACTACGCCGACACCATCGCCACCTACCGCGCTGCCGTCTATGGCCTCACCTATGCACTGAGCGAGGAACAGGCCAAGGCCGGAGGCTTCGAGGCTGAGGCCAACGATCACGAGCAGCAACTAGACGACGAGAAGGGTTATGCCTGGAATCTCCGGCGCCGCGTCGCAACGCTCGAGGCTGAGCTTCAGCAATGCCAGGCGACACAGCAAATGATCTCGGACCCGAGCTGGACCGGGAACACATCGATCATCCTGGAGGGCGAGTAATGGAGTGGCGTGATGCTGTCAGTGAGGTTGCGAAATACGCTCCAGCGGTCGCTACGGCTCTGGGTGGTCCTGCTGTTGGTGGTGCCGCCGCTGGTGCTTCCATGTTTGTCACTAGCGCGCTGGGTATTGAGAACGATCCTGCTGCATTGGTGGCAGCTACTCGTGATCCGGCCAAGCGCGGTGATCTGGTACGGCTCAACAACGAGCATCGCCAGGCATTGGAGGCAATGCGTCTCGAGGCTGAGAAGGCCAGCGCCGCCGAGGTTACCAAGCGACTAACCGAGACACAGACCACCATGCGTGCCGAGCTCGATCACGAGGGCTGGTACAAGAGCGGTTGGCGCCCTGCCCTGGGCTGGGTGTTCGCTTTCTCCCTGGGCGCCCTGTCTGCCGTGATGGCCTACACCATCGCCATCGACCCTACCGTGGTCGGTGATCCCGAGTTCACCGGCATGCTGATCTGGCTGTTCGTAACCATGGGTGCTGCCCTGGGAATCAACGTTCGCCAGCGCACGGTAGACAAGGCGCTCGAGCGTGGGCAGCAGCCCCGCACGTTCATGGATGCGATCAAGACGAGGTGAGTATGGGTAGCGTCACCAAACTTCACCGCTCCGGCGTCGACGATGTTCTCGACGCGGTGCGTGATAGCGATGTGGCCGAGATTCTAGTCGTAGGGAAGACCCGCGACGGACAGTACGTCACGTTCGACAACCACGAGTGCACTCTCGAGACTGCCGCCCTTGGCGCACAGCTGATGCAGGCCCAGGTCATGCGCGACTGTGGCCGCATGCTGGCCCCGGGCGATATCGAGAGCGACTGAATACCCACAGCCGCAGGAAGGTGATCCCCTGGCTACCAAGGCCCGGCGTCGATAGACGATTCACCCGGTGACCGCCCTTCGGAGAAAGCTCCCAAGGGCCCTATTCAATGAGGTCAGCATGGCATGTTCAGGCTGTGCCGCTCGACGTGAGCGCATCAAGAAGTGGAGGGCCATCGCCCATGAGCGAATCAGAAAAATCAGATCACGTGGTGGTAGCCACGATCCCAAGTCAAATGCCGCTCAGAAAGACCGAACGGATGCTCGATAGAGTCAAAGAGCAGATCAAAGGGATGGGGGTTTCCTTGTTGGTGTTCCCCGAGGAAATGCGGCCACAGCTATCCCCTGATGTATCAGCGCTGTTGGACGAGCAACGCAAGACCAACGAACTGCTCGCTCTGCTGATCCAAGCCCTGGCCGACGAGGCTGACCCCGACACTACCCCGACGACGTACATGGATGGCACGCCAGTGAGGTGACCATGAACGATAGACCCTGGCGCCGCCTGTACAACACCAAGGCCTGGCACAAGCTCCGGGCTGCCCAGCTGCGTGATGAGCCGCTGTGTCGCCTGTGCCAGCAGTTGGGGAGAGTCACTGCCGCCGGCATCGTCGACCACATCATCCCGCACAAGGGAGACGAAGCGTTGTTCTACGATCCCTGCAATCTCCAGAGCCTGTGCAAGCACTGCCATGACAGTGCAAAGCAGAGCCAAGAGAAAACGGGCCGACTGCCAGGATGCGGAGAGGACGGGTGGCCGCTCGACCCTGGGCATCACTGGATGAAGTGAGGAAGCAGATGAATAAGTCAAAAGTAGCCGCAGCCTTCAACCGCTGGATGGATGAGCGCATAAACGACCCGGATGCCTTCGAGGACGCCACAGCGTCTGTGCTGCGTCACCAGAGGGAGAAAGCGGATGGGTCCGAGCCTACCTACGGCGACGCCTGTGCAGCCCTTCTGGAGCACTACATGAGCGACTGAAGCGGGAGGGGGTGGGTCGAAAGTCCACCGGAACCGCTCTAAGACCGCCGTCGAAGTTTCGCTTTAACGCTAACCCAGTTTTTTTCATTAAAAGTGGCCCGACTATGAGTTCTGGTAATCGTCGCAAGCGGAGTGACAGTGCAGCTGCCGCTCAGGCGGCGGTTAGCGCTGCAGCCTCCGGCGTCATCGAACCACCTGCCTATGTTCGCGTGCTGAAAACTGCCCGTCCGTTTTGGGATGCAATCATGGAGACCCGCGCCGCAGATTCGTGGACGCCGGGCGACCTGGTGCTGGCCGGGCAGCTCGCCCGGACCCATGCCGAAATCGAGAAGTACACCAAGATGGCGGAGAAGGAATCCCGCATCCAACCGGACGCCCAAGGCGGCCTCAAGGTCCACCCGGTTCACAAGGTGCTCGCCGATCTGCAAGGCCAGGCCCTTTCTCTGAGTCGCTCACTACAGATTCACGCTCGGGCCACACAAGGCGAGAGCCGAGATCAAGCAAACCGCAACCAGCTGAGTGCTGGCGCTCGGAAGACAATGGACTCCGCTGACGACCTGATCGCACGACCAATGCACTGAGGTGGCCATGACCCGCGGCGAAAGAGTCATAGCCTTCATCGAAGCGTTCTGCCGCGTGCCTGAAGGGAAGCTTGTCGGCCAGCCAATCGCCCTCGCTGGCTTCCAGAAAGATTTCATCCTCGACGTCTACGACAACCCTGCCGGCACGAGTGATGGCTATCTCAGCATCGCGAGGAAGAATGGCAAGACCGGCCTTATCGCCGGAATACTGCTGGCCCACCTCGTGGGGCCTGAGGCACAGCAGAACAGCCAGATTGTCTCCGGCGCCATGAGCCGCGAGCAGGCAGGCATCGTGTTCAAGCTGGCCTGGAAGATGGTCAACCTGAATCCGAAGCTTCAAGAAATCATCCACGTGGTGCCGAGCAGCAAGACCCTGATGGGTCTGCCGCTCAACGTTGAGTACAAGGCGCTGGCAGCCGAGGGAAAAACGACCCACGGCCTCTCCCCGATACTCGCCATCCTCGATGAAGTTGGCCAGGTTCGCGGGCCCCAAGACGACTTTATCGACGCCATCACCACTGCCCAAGGCGCCCACGAAGCGCCACTTCTTCTGGCGATCAGCACCCAGGCGGCCACCGATGCCGATTTGTTCTCAGTGTGGCTGGATGACGCCGAGCGCTCTGGTGATCCTCACATCGTCAGCCACGTATACGCCGCGGATAAAGACGCCGACCTTGGTGACGAGGCGGCCTGGAAGGATGCCAACCCAGCTCTCGACCTGTTCCGCTCGCGAGCTGACATGGTGAAGCAAGCAACCCGGGCTAAGCGCATGCCTTCGGCAGAGAACACCTTCCGAAACCTGAGCCTGAACCAGCGCGTGTCGACGGTCTCCCCGTTCGTATCACCTGATGCTTGGAAGGCGTGCGGCGTCAAGCCGGAGCGGCTCGAGGGTCTTGTCGCCTACTCCGGACTGGATCTGTCGGCCCGAACCGACTTAACCGCTTGCGTGATCGTGGGCCGGGACGCTGAAGGCGTAGCTCACGTGTGGCCCTACTTCTGGACGCCGGAGAACGGGCTTCACGAGCGGGCAAAGACCGACCGCGTGCCCTACGACGCCTGGGTGCGAGACGGATGGCTGCGGACCACGCCGGGCGCAACGGTGGACTACTCGTTTGTGGCCGCCGAGATGGCCGAGATCATGGCAGATCTCGATGTCGAGCTGGTGGCCTTCGACCGCTGGCGCATTGATGTCTTCAAGAAGGACGCTGACTCCATTGGCATGGAGTTCCCGATGGCTCCTTTCGGCCAGGGCTTCAAGGATATGAGCCCTGCTCTGGACATCCTCGAGGCCGACCTACTGAACGGCCGCATCCGGCATGGCAATCATCCGGTACTGACGATGTGCGCCGCCAACGCGGTGGTCACCAAAGACGCCGCGGGCAACCGCAAGCTCGACAAACACAAGGCGACCGGCCGTATCGACGGCATGGTCGCTCTTGCCATGGCCCTGGGTTGTGCTGGACACGCCGAGGAAGCCGACGACATTGCCGACTTTCTAATGGACCCGATCATCGCATGAAGACTCAAGTGAAAAAGCCGGGCCGTGTGAAGGCGGCGCTGCTCCATTGGCTTGGCGTGCCTATCGACCTCAAGAACGACGCGTTTTGGTCTGCATGGGCATCCAGCACCAACGCAGCGGGACAACAGGTAAACGAGAACACGGTCATGTCGCTATCAGCGTCTTGGGCCTGCACTCGCCTGATCTCGGAGGCCGTGGCCACCCTGCCCCTTCACCTCTATGAGCGCACGACGGATGGCCGGCGCCGTGCCGTCGATCACCCGCTCTACCCAATCCTGAACCGAAGCCCCAACACTGACTCGACGTCGGCAACCTATTGGGAGGCGAACACCGCCGCCATACTTCTGCGCGGCAACGGCTTCAGTGAGAAACAGTTCTTCAATGGCCGGATGGTGGGTCTGAAGTTCCTGGCACCCAACCGGCTCGGCAGCAAGAAGAAAGCGAACGGCGACGTTCAGATCGTCTACACCGAGGAAAACGGAAGCCAGCGCGAGATACTGGAGCGCAACCTGTTCCACATCCCTGGCTTCTCGCTGGACGGAAAGTGGGGCATCTCAACAATCCAGTACGGTGCGGCTGTATTCGGCTCCGCCCTCGCCGCCGCCCAGGCCGCCAATGGCACATTCGAGCGAGGCTTGGCTCCGACGGTGGCGTTCACCATGGAGCAGGTGCTGAAGAAAGAGCAGCGTGCCGAGTTCCGGGAGAACCTCAAGGACGTTTCGGGCGCTCTCAACGCCGGCAAGTCTCCGCTGCTGGAAGGCGGCATGAAGGCCGAGACGATCGGCATCAAGCCAAGCGATGCGCAGTTGTTGGAGTCTCGGTCGTTCAGTGTCGAGGAGGTCTGCCGCTGGTTCCGCGTCGACCCGTCGATGGTCGGGCACGGCAACAAGGACTCCAACTGGGGCACCGGTCTCGAGCAGAAGCTAATTGGCTTTCTGACGTTCACGCTTCGGCCCTGGCTGACCCGTATTGAACAGGCCATCAATAAGCACCTGCTGTCTCCCCAGGATCAGCGTCGCTTTTACGCCGAGTTCTCTATCGAAGGCCTTCTTCGCGCCGACAGCGCAGCCCGATCAGCCTTCTACTCGGTCATGGTCAACAACGGGATCATGACTCGCGATGAAGTCCGCCAGCTCGAGAACCTCCCGACGATGGGCGGCAACGCCGATGTTCTGACTGTCCAAACAGCCATGGCTCCTCTCGACAGTCTTGGCCAATCCACTGACGGCGATACGGCGCGAGCCGCTATGGCCGCCTGGCTGAAGAACCAAAGCAACTGACCTTCGGAGCAACCGATGACGATTAAGAATCTTCCGGCAGCGCCGGAGGCGCGCCCGCGCGCGGGCATCCAGTGCGACCTTTCGCCCAAAGTGCTCGAGGCCTGGAACCCTGGCCTTCACGCTGCCGCCAGTGACGCCGCGAACTCCATCAGCATTTACGACCCCATCGGCGACGACTTCTTCGGTGAGGGCGTGACTGCCAAGCGTGTGGCTGGCGCCCTCCGCAGCATGGACCCTACAGCCGAAGTCACCGTCAACATCAACTCGCCCGGCGGAGATGTGTTCGAAGGCCTGGCTATCTACAACCTGCTGCGCGAGCACAAAGGCCGCGTGCTGGTGAACGTCATGGGGCTGGCGGCCTCTGCCGCCTCATTCATCGCCATGGCCGGCGACGAGATCCGCATCGGCCGGGCGGCGTTCTTCATGGTCCATAACGCCTGGATCATTGCCATGGGCAACCGCAACGACCTCCGCGAATTGGCGGACTGGCTCGAGCCCTTCGACAGCACGATCGCAGACATCTACGCCGCCCGCACTGGTATCCCGATCGACACCATCACCAGCCAGCTCGACGCCGAAACATGGATCGGCGGCCGCGATGCTGTCGACTCGGGGTGGGCTGAGGCGTTTCTCGACTCGGACGCCGTAGAAGAAGACTCCGCCCAGAACGGTTATCGGATGGCAGCCAAGGCAGTGGACGTCGCCCTGGCCAAGGCGGGCATGCCGCGCACTCAGCGCCGCGAGCTCGTGAACGAATTGAAGTCCAGCACGCCTAGCGCTGCTGGCGGTGGTACGCCAAGCGCTACCGCGACCGACACGCCAAGCGCTGTCGCAATCGACGCAGAGCCTCTGCGTATCACCTTCGATCTACCCTAAGGAACACACCCATGTCGATTAACGTCGAGAACGAATACAAGCAGGTTCAGAACGACCTCAAGGACGTGAGCGATAAGCTCAAGGCGTTCGCCGAGGAATCCCAGACATCCATCAAGAGCCACCAGCAGCTGTCTGAGGAGACCAAGGGCAAGGTCGACCAGATGCTGACCACTCAAGGTGAACTCAACGCCCGCCTTCAGGCAGCCGAACAAGCCCTGGCCAACAACGACTCTGGTCGCGCTGGGCGCGTACTGACCCTCGGCGCTCGCGTGGCTGAGTCCGACGAGTTCGCGTCCAAGGCTGCCGCTCTGGCTGGCGGCGGTAAGGGTTCGTTCAGCGTCCCGGTACAGAACGCCATCACCGAAGCCGACGGCTCCGCCGCCGACTTGATCGAGCCGACTCGCGTCCCCGGCGTCGTGGCGCCGCCGAATCAGCGACTGTTTATCCGCGACCTACTGAACTGGGGTCGCACTCAGTCCAATTCCGTCGAGTACGTTCGCGAGACCGGCTTTACCAATAGCGCCGATGTCGTGTCGGAAAATCCCTCCGCCGGCAAGCCGGAATCCGATATCACCTTCGAGCTGGACAGCGAGAATGTGGCGACCATCGCCCACTGGATCCACGCCTCTCGCCAGGTCCTGTCCGATGCCGGCATGCTGCAGAGCTACATCGATGGTCGCCTTCGCTACGGCCTCAAGCTCAAGGAAGAAACCCAGCTCCTGAAGGGCTCTGGTGTAGGCCTGAACATCAACGGCCTGTACACCCAGTCCAGCCAGTATGCCAACCCCGGAGTCGTGGTCGAGAACGACACCATGATCGATCGCCTGCGCATCGCCATGCTGCAAGTCCAGCTGGCCGAGTACGCCGCCGACGGCCTGGTGCTGAACCCGATCGACTGGACCAGCATTGAGCTGACCAAGGACACCCAGGGTCGCTACATCTGGGCCAATCCGAACGCGGTCAACGGGCCGACCCTGTGGGGCCTGCCGGTCGTCGCCACCCAGTCTCTCGACCAGAGCGAGTTCCTGACCGGTGCGTTCCAGATGGGCGCCCAAGCATGGGACCGCGAAGATGCCACGGTCACTATCTCCACTGAGGACCGGGACAACTTCATCAAGAACATGGTCACCATCCTCTGCGAGGAGCGCGTGGCGCTGACCGTGTACCGTCCCGAGGCGTTCGTGAAGGGCGACTTCGTTCTGACCAGCGGCGCCTGATCGGTCGCATACGCTGAACCGCGGGGGCCTAAGGGCCCCCGACTCATGAGGGATCATTGATGCCAAACGTGGAAGCACTCACCGGATTCGATCACGGAGGCTCGCGCCGACGTGGCACCAGGTTCTCGGTCTCCGACCATGCCGCCAAACAACTGGCCCGCGCCGGCTTGGTGCGGATTGTCGAGGACCGCCCCCAGAAGGTCGCTGGCGCGAAGTCGTCTGCATCGCCAGCGGCCCAAGCCTCAACGCAGACGACTGCGAAGCCGTCAAAGCGTGGCGGGACGCCAGCAAAGACCGAGGCATCATCGTAACGAACACCACTTACCAGCTGTGTCCGTGGGCAGATGTGGTCTATGCCATGGACCGGGCGTGGTGGAAAACCTATCTGAACGATGTGCGGCTCAAGTTCCGCGGCGAAAGGTTGAGCAGCGCCCGGTCGATCAATGGTGTTGAGACCGTTCGCTTCTATCAGGGCGGCAACTCCGGTGCCGGCGCCATGAGTCTGGCCGAACACTTCGGCGCTCGCCGCATCATCCTGCTGGGGTACGACTGCGGCTACGCCGGTGACGGCAAGCGCCACTGGCATGGCGACCACCCCGAGGGGCTGGGCAATGCGGTTTCGATGCCCAAATGGGCGGCGCAGTTCGCTGACATGGCCGGCCACCTGGGCAACTGCGAGATCATCAACGCCTCGCGGCGCACTGCCTTGACGCTGTGGCCGCGCCAGGATCTGGAAACCGCGCTGGGGAACTTATGACGAAGACGGTCTGCGTGCTGCGCAGCGGCGGTGAGTTCGGTCCCGATCACGTTCGCTGGCTGGCCCGGCAAGTGCCAGGACTGCACTGCATGAGTGATGTGCATGTTTCGGGAGTGCCCAACATACCGCTGCGCCATCGCTGGCTTGGCTGGTGGGCGAAGATGGAGCTGTTCCGGCCCGGGCCGCCTCATGACCTGCTCTATCTGGATCTCGATACCGTTGTGCTTGGCGACCTGGCCCCGCTGATTGATGCAGCCGGCGGCCGCACCACGCTGCTTTCTGACTTCTACCGCCCGGCGCAACCGGCCAGCGGACTGATGTATATCGCCCATGCGGACAAGGCCAAGGTGTGGCGCCACTGGTGCCGGTCCCCTGCCGGCCATATGGCTCGGGCTAGCACCACGGCCTGCTGGGGCGACCAGGGCATCCTTCGCCAGGTGCTCGGCGACGGCGTGCAGCGCTGGCAGGACGTGGCCCCAGGCCAGGTCGTCAGTTACAAGGCTCACTGCCGTCGAGGCGTGCCTGCTGGCGCTGATGTCGTTTGCTTCCACGGCAACCCTCGCCCTTGGGATGCCAAACAATCATGGGTACCGCCGCTATGTTGATCTCACTCGAGACGATCAAGTATCACCTGCGCCTCGATGGCGATCCTGACTCTGAGATCGATGTAGAGCTGGAGCGGCTGCACGACGTCGCAGTGGAATACGCCTCTCAATACCTCGGGCGCCCTATCCCGTGGACCAGCCCCGGTACCAGTCCTTCTTCCAGCGAGACGATGGTATTCCCGAAATCCGTAGAGCAGGCCGTCCTCATCTTGATTGCGGAGTACTTCGAGAATCGTGAGCAGAACGTCGTTGGGTCGATCATCCAAGAGAACCCGACCGTGCAGCGACTGCTGCACTTCCACCGCGTGGGGCTTGGAATATGAGAATCGGAAAGCTGCGCCACCGCGTCAGCATCGAGCGCCCGGGACTGACCCAAGACCCGGCGACTGGCGAGATGATTCCCGGCTGGCAGTTGGTCCGCAAGGCCTGGGCCTCCGTGGAGCCTCTCAGCGCCCGGGAATTTATCGCCGCTGGCGCTGACCAGTCCGAGCTGTCAGCCAGGATAGTGATGCGCCACCGGGGCGACCTCGCCCCCAACATGCGCATCGTGCACCGCGGCAAGATCTACAACATCGAGGGCGTTCTGCCAGATCCAGAGAGCGGCCTGCACTACGTCACCATTCCCGTGTCGGAGGGCGTCGACGATGGCGGCTGACGTCAGCTTCACCCTCAAAGGCTTGGAGCCGGCCTTGGCGAAAATGAAAGAAGTCGAGGCGCTGCCGAAGAAAAAGGCGACGCGCTTTGCCCTTCGCAAGGCGGCCAACTTAGTTCGCGACCGCGCCCAGGCTGGCGCTCGTCAGATCGATGACCCCAAAACCGCGAATAGCATCGCCGACAACGTGGTGGTCCGGTTCGATAGCCAGTATTTCCGACAGCTCGGCGACCTCAAGATGAGCGTCGGCATCCGCGGTGGCTCTACGTCGAAGGCCAAGAACGCCAACAACCCTGGCGGGGACACCTACTACTGGAGATTTAAGGAGTTCGGCACCGAGAAGATGCGCGCCGATCCCTTCATGCGACCAGCACTGCAGGAATCGATCGAGCCGGCAACAGATGAGTTTCTGCGGCAGTTCGAAAAGGCCCTGGCGCGGGCGATCAAGAGAGCTAATCGAGGTAGCTGATGCATCCACCCATCTTCACCGTCTGCGCGGCTGACCCGGCGGTCACCGCGCTTCTCGGCTCCGACACGACGCGCCTCTACCCCTGGGGCGAAGCGCCGCAAGGCGTGGCCACCCCATACGCCGTGTGGCAGGTCGTCACCGGTTCTCCCGGGAACTATCTCGGCACCCGCCCCGACATCGATGGCTTCACTATCCAGGTGGACGTCTACGCGAACACTGGATCCACCGCTACGACGGTGGCTGCTGCCATCCGTGACGCCATTGAGGACCAGGCCCACATCGTTCGATGGGGCGCTCAGGAAACCGACCCCGATACCGGCCGACGGCGACTTAGCTTCGACGTCGACTGGTACGTCCCTCGATAACCCTTCTCCCCTCGCCCGCCATGTGCGGGCTTTTTACTGCCCGCAAATCAGAGGAATCTGAACCATGTCCGTATTGGCACAAGGCACTCACGTCTACTTCATCGACCCCAACGACGGCACACCTCAAGTGGTCCAGGTGGAGTGCGCTACCAGCTTCAACCCCGCCGGCAACCCCGCCGACCAGATTGAGGATACTTGCCTCGAAGACTCCGATCGCAGCTACAAGCCTGGCCTTCGCACCCCGGGCCAGGCTTCGCTGGGGCTCAATTCAGACCCCACGAACGCTAGCCATGTCACTCTACATGAGCTGTCGCAAATGAACCCATCGCCCACAACAAAATGGGCCATCGGCTTTTCGGATGGCGCTGAAGCTCCGACACTCGGAAGTGGTGGTGACTTCGACCTTCCGGAGACCCGTACCTGGTTCACATTCGAGGGTTACGTCTCAGACTTCCCGTTCGACTTCGCTCAGAACAGCCTCGTGACTAGTGAGGTCACCATTCAGCGTAGCGGCGGTTCCACATGGATTCCGAAGGTATGAAGCTAAGCCTCGACAGCCTGCAGGAGATGGGGGCTTTTGCCCCCGTTGACCTGACCGAAGAAACCGTAACCTGGCGCCAGGACGGGGAAGACGTCAGCGCCACTGTGTTCATCAAGCCGCTTTCCTACATCACCGCGGTCTCGGAGATGGTGGCCAGCCGCGAAAATACGGACGCCCTGGCCGCCCGCATCGCGGCGAGCATCTGCGATGAGTCCGGCGATCCGGTGTTCAGCGTGGGAGACATCACCGGCGAGGCTGACCCAGAGCGCGGGCCGCTCAATCACAGCCTGACCATGGCCCTGCTTGAGGCCATCGGGAGGGCCAATGGCTTGGGAAAGAGCAAGAGCCGCTCGGGGACGAAGAAGAAATCTGGCACGAGCTCGTGATGAACGGTGTCGGCGGCCGCACGGTCGCCGAAGCTCAAGACCGCTTGAGTTACCGCGAATTTCGTCGCTGGGTGGCTTTCCGCCACAAACGAGGATCGCTGCACCCGGGCATGCGGATTGAGCACAGCGCCGCCCTGGTGGCCTCTACGCTGGCCAACGTGAATAGCAAGAAAGGCGGCCACAAGATATTCGACTTCATGCCGCATATGGACGAGCCGCCGATCACTGTCGAGCAGGCCATGGAAGCCTGGAAGTGAGTGGGATACAGTCCCCTTACCTATGGATAAGGGGATACTCATGCGCAAGACTCTTGGATTGGCCGTCGCGTTCTCTGTGCTAGGCGGCTGCGCCACCGGCGTAGTCGACCCGTCGTTCACAGCAGGGCCCGGCGTCTCAACGGAGCGGGATGCCCAAGGCAACCAATTCGTCACCAGTATCGAAGTGAACGCCCAGGGAGTGACCGCCTCTCCTGGTGATTTGGCTCCCTGCGTCTTGCAGAACGTGACCAATTCGTCGGTCACCCTAACAGGCACCTCTGCGGCCTTTATTAGCCCTTTCACCGGCGCCGTGTATCGCGCCACCGGGTCAGAAAGCGTGGGTGGTGGTCAGGCTTTGCAGTACGTCTCTGAGACAGAGGACGAGGCCATTGCCACTGGTGTGGCGGACTATCAGGTGACATCGATGGGCATGCCCGTCGACAAGCACTTGCGATACACCTTAGCAGTGAAGTCTGACGGCTCCGGCACACAGTATCACTTCGGGAACCTGGAGCAAGCGCAGAAAAATGCCGGCTCCGCCCAGAACATTGGCTTTGCCAAACTGAGCGCCTGGAGTGGTTCGCAACCAGAGGCCGCCCGGGCCGCCATGGTTCGAGTTGCCGACAACATAAGCTCGTGCCTATCCCAGAGATAGCGCCCCGAAAAGATCCCAAGCCCCGCCAATGAGCGGGGCTTTCTTTTGCCTGGAGAAAACATGGCCGTTCGCTCACTCGGACAACTCACGCTCGACTTGGTGGCCCGGGTGGGTGGCTTCACCGGCCCCATGAACCAGGCATCCCGCGCAGCCAAGAAGGACATGGCTGACATTGCCAAGTCGTTCAAGGGAGCCGCCACGGCAATCACTGCTACAGCGGGAACCATGGCAGCGGCAGGCGGCACGATCATCGCACTGACGAAGACCGCTGCTGACAACGCCCGGACGCTGCAGAACCAGGCGCAAGTGGCCAATGCCAGCGTAGAAGAATTTCAGCGCATGGCCTACGCCACTCAGTCGGTCCAGGTCGAGCAAGACAAGCTGTCTCAGATTCTGCAGGATGTGAACGATCGCGTCGGTGATTTCATGCAGAGCGGCGGCGGCGAGATGGCCGACTTCTTCGAG